GACCTTTTTATTAAGTCTTCCTAATGCACCAACATAGTTTTCAACTAACGTTGTTGGAGCACTATTGATTTTTGAAAAAGTTTGCTCTGGTTCGATTGTTCTGGTGGGTAATGAAACTTTTGCTGGTTTTAGATAATTTTCTTTAACTGTAACCAACTTAGAACGGTATTCTTCGGGGGTTGCAAAAGTTACATTTTCCATTAGAGATTGAAGCTTAGAAATTTGTGTATCAGCCAAATCTTTTGTTTCTGCTACAAAAATTCCAGCACATTCTGTTAATTCAACTTGCTTACGCAAATTGATGTTGGCATTGAAAGCCTCATTGAGTTTAGTTTCCAAATCACGGTTTTGAGAATATAGTTCGTCAAGCACGTTATACTTTTCGTTTGGAACATCAATGTAGTGATTTTCAAAAAGATTCTTTAAACCACTAATGAAGTTTTCAGCAATTTGTGTCTTAATTCCTTGCTCAACTGCAACGGCATTTTCTTGCATCCATTCTTCAACAACATAATCAAGGTAGTCATCTACTTTTTCTACCAAAGATTCTGTTACTGTGTCAAGATATTCTTTGACGTTTCCATCAATGCCTTCAGCTAAAGTAGCAACAGTTTTTTCAACGCGATCTGTTACAGCGGCTTCAAAGATTGCTTCTAATTGTTCTATTAGTTCGTCAGAAGCATTTTCTTCTCCTAGAAGAGAAGCCAAAGCAGCACGGAATTGTTGTCTTGCTTCTTCAGCAACTTCCTCTACATTTTCATCTTCTTCTGTGGTTTCTTCTGTTTCTTCTTCAGAAGAAGTTTGTGGTGCTTTAGCCATTACTGCACCAACCATTGAATTGGGAACAATTGGGGCTCCTACAGCCATAGCAACTGGATTACCAGCAACAATTGGTTCGGGAACCATTGATCCACGACCAGAAGCATCATAATCTGGTTTGTTATCAGAAATTGGAGTCTTACCCATTGATTGGGCAGCGGCTTCAGTTAAATTCTTGTTCTTTTTATTTGTCATATTCAGGGATCCTTAAATGTAAAAATATTTATAATAATTAGATTTTATGGTATTGGTATACCATATCTTCTTGCTTGCCTCAATACTTGTTCTCTTTCAATTTTATCTCTCAAATCTTTAAGGTCATCATTAGGACCTGGTTTTGGTTCTGCTTTGTATTTTGGAGTTCCTACAGCTCCGGGAAGTTCAAATTCTACTGGAGGTGATCCAGCTCCTTGTATTCCAAGTCTTACTTGGTCTCTACCAATTTTGTCAGCTTGTGCATTAGCAAAATTAAAACCAGTAATATCACCTATTTGTGTTCCAAGCTTCTGTATCATTTGCGCTCCACCAACACCTAAAGATTTTCCTAATGTATTGGCTAAACCTTTTCCATCCAAACCCATAGCCTTTGTGCCAATTTTTGTTCCTATCAAATTTCCCAACCATTGACCTAAACCGCCCGCAGCATACGCACCAACAGCTAAACCAACTCCTGTATCATCCGTATCACCTCTTAAAATATTTGAAACTGTTGGTTTAGTTCTATTAGATTTTTCAGCAGAACCAACACCAAAACCACCGGGTTCAGCAACAGATTTTTTTTCAAATAGAGTTTTATACTTCTTTAAAGAATTGTATATTGTTTCATCTTTATTATTTTGAATTTCTTCGTTTAAAGAAGCAATTAAATACAGTTTAGTTGTATTTCCTATTTTATTCATGACATTTTTTTGAAATAATTTTCAAATACTTTAACAATATTTTTGCTTAAATCTCTTTTAGATGAAGTTTTTATCAATTGAACGGCTCTTTCATGATCTCTTTCTTGCCACAAACCGTTTTCAAAAATCCATTCTCGTCCTTCCATGATTCCATTCACAAAAGCATTTGGAGCAGAAGGATCTGCAACAATATCAATAGCAGCTAACATAAAATCTTCTTGGACTTCTTGATAACCGTTTTTTGCACGTAAAGAACCCATACCACGGGTAGAAACACCTAATTGAGCCCCCTCATCAATTAAATTTTTGACGATTCTGCCCATAGGGGTATCAAGAACTTTTGCTTTTCCATATACATTTTTACCATCTTCATGAAGTTGTTTAATTATATGAGAAACACGATCCAAATTAACTGTTGGGCCGCTTGGATGATTCAATTCGCCCATGGCGCGACCTTTATCAACATATTCAGTAATATATCGTTTGCATTCTTTTAACAATGTATTTTGTGGATAAATTCTTCCATTCCTATTTTTTACATCTGATTGCATAAAAACACCTTCGATGAAATAAACTTTTTCACCGTTACCGATGTTTTCTTTAATATACTTTACGTCTTCTGTTAATTCAGTTATTAGTTTCATTTTTTGGTTCCATTATTGTTTTAGCAACTTCTTTATACTTTTCTTCTAATTTTGTTCCTACTTTGGCATACAATAATTTTCCAGCGTTTTCTTTAAATGAAACAGCATTTTCTTCTATGACATTTTTAATAATTTCTCTTACGTCGTTTTTCATATTAATCCTTTAGAGTCATTTGCAAATTTTAAATGTTGTTTGAATTCATTGCTGCTTTTGAATATATCACAAATCATTTTTTCTCTATTTTCAGCATTTAGGGATTCAAATAACATTTTTATTATTTTCATTTCATTTTCAGTAATATTTATACTTGAACCATCTTGAAATAAAAATTTGCCTTCTTTAAATTCTTCTATAAATGATATAAATTCATTTAATTGACTAGAACTATTGGTTACAATCTTTTTTTCAAGTAATTTTTTAGATACAGATTTTTTTACATCATCAATGCAATCATTAAGCTTTATAGCCAAAGCTTGTGTTATGTTTTCTTGAAAATGTTTTTCATTTTCCTCCATAAACATTGATTGAATGCCATTTTTTAATAAAATGTGTGTTGTATTCATTGCTGCCCTTGTTGTTCTGCGGCTTGTTGCTGTGCCATAGCCGCCATTTGTTCTTGTTGCATTCTTTGTCTATCAACTTCCATTTCTTTGTCCATTGCTCTCATTTCTTCTTCACTTTGCCGTAAAACGTGTTTTCTTACGTATTGTGAAGAAAAATATTTGCCAATGTATGGGTCAACAAAAGAAATCATTTTTAATCTTTCAGCTAAAATTTCTGCTTCTTTTAAGTCCCAGAAATAATTATCAGTATTGTAAATAAATTTAATGTCGCCCTTTAAATGGCGCCAATCATCATCAGTCACAACTCCTTTTAACAAAAGTTGAACACGCATTGTGTCTATGAACAACTTAGAAAAATGATGTCGTAATCTATCAATAAATTTATAAAACTTTACTTCTTCTCTTGTAATTTCAACAGAACGACCCATATTAAATCCTGTTGATTCAGATGTTAATCTTCTAATTGGGACGTTTAAGGAATTGTATAGCTTCTTCTTAAAATAATCAACGTCTTCTATTTGAGACATTGCTTGGCCACCAGGTAAGGTAGTAATTTCTGTTCCCCTTGAACCTTCTCTGCGTGGCAACCAGTAATCTTCAAGAACAGATAAATGATTTCTTTCATCTCTAACTTCTCCAGTTGCTTGATTATAAATCAAGCGCTGGCGGAATCGACTCATCATGTCTCTGATGTATTGCTCGGCTTTTTGTTTTGGTAATTGCCCCACGTCTACATAAAACACTCTTCTCTCGGGTGCACGTGCTACACGGTAAACTAGAAGAGCATCTTCTAGTTGTCTTAACATATTCAATGGTCTAATTGCTTTATGTAAATAACCAAGCACTCTTTTTGTATTTAAATCAATTATGCCAGATGGAACATAAATGATGCTATCTACGGATAGCTGCAAACCACCAGGCCCCGTTACCATGTAGGTGTCTTTATCTGTATTTGTATAAAGATAATATTCTTCAATATCTTTAATCAATGAAACAGAATTGTTGTCAACTCTTTCCATTTCTTTTTTAATTTTTCTTATCTTTTTAATTTTTAATGGGTCTATTGGAATAATTTCTTTTATACCTTCTGTTGGAAAATCTTTATCAATTACAAGATTATAAAAGACTTTAGAATCAATATACCAACGTCTAAAAATTTCATAGGATTTATTATTAAAATCAAAAAGATGCAATATTGTTTCAAACTCTCTTTGAATTTTATTTTTAATTGTTTCAGAAACAGGTAATTCTGATAAATCAATTTTTACTGGTTTTCTGTCTGTTCCTAAAACTATTGAAGCATTTATGATTTCATCAACTGCATTGTCTACTTCTGGATAAACAGACATGTTTCTGTATTGAACAACAGAAGCGCTTTCATCTCTCAGGTTTGCAGCATAATCTAAAGCTGTACCAAAAAATCCACCAGCTTCTACAGTAACGGTGCCGTCGTATACTTCAGGTGCGGCAAAAGACTGTAAAGCTTTTTCTTTTTTATCTTGCTTTGTTGTTTTTTGTTTTCCAAATTCAAAACCAAATAATTCTAATTCCATAAATTAACTCACATTCTGATTATTTGAAAGAGATGTATTAGTAATATTTATACCCTGAGAAACCAATTCAATATAGTCATAAACAACAATCACTTGAAAGACATTCATCATATTTGGATTGGCCATGTTTAAACTCATTTGATTTATTGCTGTAGGCCAACAACCATGCATAATATATTCTTTTAATATTGATGTGCCATTCATGTCCAAATGCTTAATTCGCCATCCATATGCTTTATATGATGTATTTTGATCAATTGGAGATGATATATTTGTTTGATGATTGTTTATACTATTTTGCCAATTTTGAAAATATTGCCACAAATCCTGTGTTCCACCTTGATCATCCAATACTGAAAATGTCCATGTTCCATATTCCTTTTCTCCTGGATAATGAAATTTTCTTCCAAAATAATCAAGTGTTAAAGTTTTGGTTGAAAGCTGAGGCATTATAGTGGATCTAACATGAAACTTTGTAAATGCCCCACCAGTGGGAAATGTACCTTCAATCAAAAATCTATTTGATCTTGTTCCACCTGAAAAATTTGTTTTAAATTCATTGAGCATTGTTTGTTGGTGCACTATTGTTTGGTATTTGGATCGTAAAATTATCAAAAGTAAGTGTTACTGGGAAGGAAACAAATGCGTTGTCTCCCATATTTAAATTAAACTCTCCGACAACACTTGGCCAACACCGATATAAAGTAATTCGTCGCAACACCTTAGAATTATTTATATCAAGTTGTTCAACCATCCATGTTGTCTGCAAAGTATCATAATTAAAATCATTTCCAGAAACAAGATGGTTATAGTGACCATCTAACAATTCTTTCCATTTTTGAAAAGCCTGCCATAAATTGTTAGAATTTCCGTCATCATAAATTCCAACAGACCAGGGATTATATAATCTATCTCCAGCAAAACTTATCATTCTTCCCCTATAAGGGACAGTTATTGTATTAATTGTTGCTGTTGGAAGTGTAGTAGAGACCATTTTAAAGGTTCCATCTGTAGGTGTATAGTTAACACCAGATGGCCATTTTGGTCTAACAACAAACCTGTTGGCTCTTGTACCACCATTAAAATTAGTTTTAAATGTAGTTATTGAGTTTGACATTATTGTGTGTACGAGACATCGATCACAAACGATTCAACACTCAAAATTGGTTGCACTACCAATTTTATTGCTAATGTAGCTGTATTATTTTGGTTATTGCTATTATCACAAATAATTTGTGTTTTGGTTGTATCCAAATATGGAGCAAATTTATCTATAGATGTTTGTACTTCTGTTACTATTTGATCTCTTGTGGTTTGATTATTAATTTCAAACAGATATTTTAGAGCAATTTGATCTAAAATATTTGTAAGTTCAGACTTGAGTTTGGAAGGACCAACTCTTTCGCCAACTGTTACTTCAGCTGTTGATGCTGTGGCTCCAACAAGATCAGATCCTAAAAATTTAGGATTATTATTTACAAAGAAATTTACTCTATTATTTCTAAGAACTGCTTTCAAATCGCTGGACCAAGAAATTGGGTTTGATATATTTCCATTTAAAACAGTGGATCTGTCTATACCCGCAATACTTAAATATAATTCATTTCTATTCTTTGTTCTTACAAAGAATCCACCTACATCTGGGGCGGTTGAAATATCATATGTTAATTTTGTATTGGGTTGAACTGTGCTTGTGTCTAAATTCGTAACAGTTTTAACACCACAAATGTTAAAAATTCTGTTTGCTACGGTATTACCAGATGTGAGGGCTGCAGAACCCAAAAGGCTAGCAAAATTAGCCATTGTGTAACCATTTCCCGTATATCCACCACTTACATAAATTGTTGGAAAAATACCAGTAGTATATGATTTTGTTATTAGCCATTTTGCTAAATTAGCATCATGGTCTTTATCAATAACAACGTCAAAAAGATTATTTGTATCGTCTGTGTATTTATTTAAGCCCGAAGATGATCCTGCTATTACCAAAGTACCGCCGTATGCCATATAGTTTATAGCATATAAAAATTGAGTTCCTATATTTCTTGGGTTTAATACATTTCCTTCATAAGAGAAGAATCCATATGTACCACCAGCACTTACACCTGAAATCAAGCAATATGTTACTCCGTCCAAAACATTCAAATCACCGACCAAATCTGCTGGCGAGTTATAAACAATATATTGACTAGATGTGGAACCCTTTACTGGATTAAAATATGCAGTATTTGATCTAGAATAAGTCAACCAACCAAAAAGACCACCTGGATCGTTGGAAGCAGCATTGCTAGCACCGCTAAAAACGGGTGGACTGTAGGTTGATCCTAAAATCATGCCCGCTACGAAGGGAAATGTAGAATTTTCCTTTACATATTGGCTAGAATTA